GCGGGTGCTGATGCGAATAAAAAAACACCGTGGTTCCAGCGTCGTATTGATCAGCTAACAGCTGAAAAGTGGGAAGAACGTAGGGCTGCTGAAGTTCTTCGTAAACAGACTGCAGACCTTCTTGAACAGTTGGCGGATGCGCGTAAGTCGTCTTCTCAGCAAGCAGTACGTACTTCTTCTTCTGAAGCAACCGATTCAGGGCAGACAGGGCAGGGCCAACAACCTGCTCGTTCTGAACCTGCTCGTCAAGAATACAGGCAGCAGCTTTCTGAAGCTGAAATTAATGCCCTTGCAGAACAACGGGCCGAGCAGATTGCTCGTGAGCGTTCCTTCAATAAGGCTTGTAATGATGTTGCAGCTGCTGGTAAAGAGGAGTATTCGGACTTTGACCAGACTCTTCGTACGTTCCAGATGCTAGGTGGCTTGCCTCCTCAGTTTCTTGAGACATTGACAGAGATGCCAAACGCACACAAGATACTATACGCTATTGGTAAAGATCCTGATTTAGCAGAAAGAGTAGTTAAAATGTCGCCGACCCGTCAAGCTATGGAGCTGGCTCGTTTAGAAGCTAATCTTGAGAAGAAGTCCTCTCGTCAGGTTTCTGCCGCCCCGCCGCCTGTTAGGACCATTGATACAAACGCTCGTGCTTCTGAAAATCCTGAAACCATGAGTATGCAAGACTTTATTAAGTTTCGGGAGAAGCAGTTGAGTCAACGTAGAAAATAATCAAGGGAAACAAAGAAAATCTCTTGATTTCTGTGATGGAAGCATGCTATAAGTTGGGTGTAGGTTTTCTATGATTGAAACATACACTTATAGCATGTCTTCACAGAAAAAATCCTCGGACTGGCCGCAGTTGGTTACTGTTTATGCTATTGAGCATAGGGACAGCGGCAAAGCGTATGTTGGCAGTACCAAGCAGTACGAAACTCGTAAGTACGAGCACATCAAGAATCTTCTGGCAGGGACACATCACTCACCCATGCTTCAGAACGCCTGGGACAAGTATGGCGAGAAAATGTTTGAGTTCAAGGTACTTGAAGAAAGAGCGTGTCTTTCTCCTAAAGATCGAGTAGAGTTTGAAGTTTCGTGGGTTCTTTCTAAAGGATCTTTCAATGCACGATTCCCTACTGTGGATAACACAGGTTTTTCAATGAGTAATGAAGGGAAGAAACGTATTTCAACAAGGAATAGGGAACGTTGGAACGACCCTGTTCAAAGAAAGCAATGGATAGAAGCTAACACACTGCCTTGGAAAGACCCTTCTAAGAAAGAAGCACGTGTTGAAAAGATGCGAAAGCATCTAGAAGACCCTGAGGTTTACAATGCAAGATGCAAGGCATCCTCATCGGCCTGGTCCACGGAGAGAAGGAATCTTCAATCAACGAAATTGAAGACATCGAACCCTGGTGAAATAGGTCGAAACAAGCGCTGGAGTAAAGAAGGCGCTAGAGAAGATTATTCTAATAAGATGCGAGATTTTTGGAGTGATCCGATACGAAAGGCAGCTGCTATCGAAAAGCGCCGCGTTACAGTACTCCGAAAGAAAAACTTAACTGTGATTTCCACTTCGAAGGAATCACTGCTCCGCCTGCTACGACAACTGACTAGCAATACAGGCATCTAGTCAACAGACACGCTGCGCCTATCACAAGATAACTTCCTGTGTGTTTGACTCGCCGTTAACACGGCTTCTTGCATAGCAGAAATCCTTCTGTTGTGTGAACATCAACCAGACACGAGGAGATCAAGTATGAGCAATAGCTTACTTACGATAAATATGATCACTCGTGAAGCGGTTCGTCTCTGGAAGAACTCTAATGCGTTCCTTCAGAATATTGATATGCAATGATAACAACAGGTTAGAAGCTGAACCTGTCATGTTGCAGTAAAACCGTGTGAATTGCTGGAATACTCTTAGAGCCTGTGTAGCTACAACGCATCTGGAAACGGAAATCGTGAAGGCTTGAAAATACACAGGATTGGGCAATCAGCAGCCAAGCGCCTAGAAATAGGTGAAGGTTCAACGACTATCCCGCAAGGGAGTAGGGTTCAAGTGAATCCGAAGCGCATGGACTTCCGTGTTGCAGGAAGTATGATATAGTCTGCACTCAGTCGAAAGGTTGAGACTTGAAAGAGTGGGGAAGTGTGACGAACCTCCTCCAACAAAAGCGATGACGACAGCTTCGCGAAAACAGGTGCGAAAATCGGAACAGCTCTGAGAATCCGCCTGCCTAACGACTACACCGTTCGCACGGGGGCCGCAGCCTCGGTGCAAGATACCGCAGAAACGTCCACCACGCTCGTTCTCGCCACCCAAAAAGGTGTCGATGTGTCGTTCAGCTCCGCTGACCGCACGATGAGCTTGGATGACTATTCTGAACGCGTCCTTGCTCCTGCCATCAACAACCTGGCAGGTGCTGTCGCGGCGGATATCATGAACGGCACTGAAGGCGGCGTTTGCAACTATGTTGCTAACGTTGACGGAAGTGGCAATATCTTGAATCCAGTTGCTTCTACATACTTGAATGCCGGCGCTTCGCTGGATTCGAACTCCGCTCCGCTTGGTGAACGTAAGGTCGTCAATGACCCCTTCACACAAGCTCGCGTTGTTTCGAGCCTGGCAGGCTTGTTCAACCCGGTTCCTGAAATCAGCCGTCAGTACAAGACAGGCATGATGCAGCAGGCCCTCGGCTTCGATTGGCTGATGGACCAGACTGTTATCAAGCACACGTCAGGTACTTTCTCGGCAGGTACAGTTTCTACGGCTGGACAGACTGGAACGACTCTGTTGACGAACGCAATCACAGGTACTCTCGCCCAAGGCGATATTATCACGATTGCCGGTGTCTATCAGGTCAACCGCATCACCAAGACGACAACTGGCAATCTTCGTCAGTTCGTTGTTACGGCGCCTGCGGCTACCGGTGCGACGTCTATTTCCATCTATCCTGCAATCACGCCCGCCGTTGGTGGTGTCGCGGTTCAGTATCAGACGGTTACAGCGTCTCCGGCTCCTACCGCTGCTATTACGTTGGTTTCGCCTGCTAGCGTCACCTATCGTAAGAACATCGTTTACGCCCCTCAGGCGGTTACGATGGCGACGGCGGATCTCGAATTGCCACGCGGCGTGCATGAAGCTGCTCGTGAGGCGTTCGACGGTATCTCGATGCGTATGGTAACAGCGTGAACATTTGCGCTGTATAAATCAGGTTAATTGCTGGGACACCCTTAGAGCCCGAAAGGGATTGGGCAATCAGCAGCCAAGCGCCTAGAAATAGGTGAAGGTTCAACGACTATCCCGTAAGGGAGTAGGTTCCAAGTGGAACCCAAATGCCTGGAACAGGAAACTGTTGTGATATAGTCTTACCTGCATTGAAAGATGCAGCTGCCGAAAGGCGGATAGGTCCAACGAGCCTATTGAAAATCATTGATAATGTTTCTACCGATCAGTTAGCGAGAATGAGCTGATCTAAAACTGTGCTAATTGCTGGAAACTCTTTAGAGCCCTAGTATAGCCGAAAGGCGATGAACAAGTTAGGGATTAGACAATCAGCAGCCAAGCGCCTAGAAATAGGTGAAGGTTCAACGACTATCCCGTAAGGGAGTAGAGTTCAAGCGAACTCGAAATGCTCAGGTTAGATGAAAATCTAGCAAGATATAGTCTTATCTACACAGAGATGTGTAGCTGCTAAGGAGCAGGGTGGGAGTAGCTAACCCATTGAAAACAATAGTCATTACACGCTTGGATTAGAATAGTCCCGTCATTCGGTAACGAATGACTGAAAACATGGTGAACTCAGGGAAACTCTGACTACCGCAAGGTAAAAGACAATCCTGAGCCAAGCCGATGGAAACATCGGAAGGTGCAACGACTATCCCGAAGGGGAGTAGGGAGCAAGTGCTTCCGAAGCGCCATGCATCCTGAAAAGGATGATGATATAGTCTGAACTTACTGGAAACAGTAAGATTAGCGAAAGCTAATGTGAAGGATCAACGAACTTCACTAAC